AGCGATAAGCGTCCGGCGATGAACACAGCCAAAAATGATTTTATGGAGGAAAACGATTATGAATAACAACACAAACAGAGTCAACAACCCAATGAAGGTTATTACCGGCCCCGACACCCGCTGGAGCTATGCAAACGTATGGGAGGCCAAGAGTATCAACGGCGGTACGCCAAAGTTCTCTGTCAGCCTTATCATTCCTAAGTCTGACACCAAGACCGTCGCCAAAATCAAGGCCGCTATCGAAGCTGCCTATCATGAGGGCGAATCCAAGCTTAAGGGCAACGGCAAGGCTGTGCCGCCGCTGGCCGCAATTAAGACGCCTATGCGCGACGGCGATGTCGAGCGCCCGGACGATCCCGCTTATGCCAATGCTTACTTCATTAACGCGAACTCCGCGACGGCTCCCGGCATCGTGGATGCAGACCGCAATCCTGTCTTGACCCGCTCCGAGGTGTACTCCGGTGTCTATGGACGCGCCAGCATCAACTTCTATGCTTTTAACTCTAATGGGAATCGTGGCATTGCCTGCGGGCTGAACAACCTGCAGAAGGTCCGTGACGGGGAGCCGCTCGGCGGCAAAACCAGTGCTGAGGACGATTTCGCCACCGACAACGATGACGATTTCCTCGCTTAAGACCAATGACCTCCCAGGGGTGGTGGAGCAATCTGCCACCCTTAGGGATAAGAAGGGATCGTTATGAAAAATCGTGTACGCCAGCGGGAAAACCGCAAGAAGAAGTTAGAGCTTGAAAGGATGGCAAAGGCCAATGAAAACCATCAGCGTGGATCTGGAGACATACAGCAGCGTCAACCTCGCGAAAAGCGGACTGTATAAATATGCAGAATCTCCAGATTTCGAGATTCTCCTATTTGGATACAGTGTAGATGGCGGCCCCGTGCAGGTAGTTGACCTTGCTTGTGGAGAGAAGATACCCAGCGAGGTAATCAGCGCCCTCGCCGATAAGACTGTAACAAAATGGGCATTCAATGCTTCCTTCGAACGGGTTTGCATCTCTCGCTATCTGGGCCTTCCGACCGGCACCTACCTTAATCCGGAAAGCTGGCGCTGCTCCATGATCTGGGCTGCGACGATGGGCTTGCCTCTGTCCCTGGAAGGCGTCGGTGCAGTACTCGGCCTTGAGAAACAGAAGCTGACCGAGGGCAAAGACCTCATCCGCTACTTCTGCCAGCCCTGTGCGCCTACGAAATCCAACGGTCAGCGCACCCGGAACTATCCGTATCACGCGTCGGACAAGTGGGCGCTCTTCAAATCTTATAACAAGCGCGACGTCGAGACGGAAACGGCAATTCAGGACAAGCTCCGAAAGTTCCCGGTGCCGGATTCGGTCTGGGACGAATATCACCTCGATCAAGAGATCAACGACCGTGGCGTAGCGCTGGATATGACGCTGGTTGAACAGGCCATCGAGATGGACGCCCGCTCCCGCACGGAGCTTACCGCAGCCATGAAAGAACTTACCGAGCTTGACAACCCCAACAGCGTCCAGCAGATGAAGCAATGGCTTGCGGATAATGGCCTGGAAACCGATACACTCGGCAAAAAGGCTGTAGCAGAGATGCTGAAAACCGCCCCACCGGAACCGCTCGGCAATGCACTTGCCCTTCGTCAGCAGCTTGCGAAGTCGTCGGTCAAAAAGTATCAGACGATGGAAAACGCAGTCTGCGCCGATGGTCGTGCGCGTGGAATGTTCCAATTCTATGGAGCGAACCGCACTGGGCGTTGGGCAGGACGCCTTATCCAGATGCAAAACCTGCCTCAGAATCATCTGGAGGATTTGGCTGAAGCCCGCGCTCTTGTGCATAGCGGCGACTTTGACGCTCTGGAAATGCTCTACGAAGATGTACCGGACACGCTTTCTCAGCTTATCCGCACGGCCTTTGTACCAAGAGCCGATGCGAAATTCATCGTAAGTGACTTCAGTGCCATAGAAGCTCGTGTGATCGCGTGGCTTGCCGGTGAGGACTGGCGTACCGAGGTATTCAAGAATGGCGGCGACATTTACTGCGCCAGCGCCAGCCAGATGTTCAAGGTCCCGGTCGAGAAGCACGGCATCAATGGGCACCTGCGTCAGAAAGGCAAAATTGCGGAATTGGCGCTCGGTTACGGTGGCTCTGTCGGTGCGCTCAAAGCGATGGGCGCTCTTGACATGGGCCTGACCGAGGACGAGCTTCCTCCGCTGGTTGATGCGTGGCGGCAGTCCAACCCAAATATCGTGAAGCTCTGGTGGGACGTGGACCGCGCCGCAATGACGGCGGTCAAAGATAAAACAACAGCGGTAACGCATGGTATTCGTTTTACCTATCAGAGCGGTTTCCTATTTATTATGCTCCCTTCCGGCAGACAACTCGCCTATGTGAAGCCCCGCATCGGTGAAAACAAGTTCGGCGGACATTGCATTACCTATGAAGGTGTAGGCGGAACAAAGAAATGGGAGCGGCTCGACTCCTACGGCCCGAAATTCGTGGAGAACATCGTTCAGGCAACCGCCCGCGACATTCTCTGCTATGCCATGCAGACGCTTCGGAATTGCTCCATTGTTATGCACATCCACGACGAACTGGTCATTGAGGCTGATCCGCGTATGTCTCTGCAGGTGGTCTGCGATCAGATGGGTAGAACCCCGCCGTGGGCAAATGGCCTTCTTCTCCGCGCGGATGGCTATGAGACAGATTTTTATAAGAAAGACTAAAAGATTTTCGGCCAAAACGAGTTTTTACCTCCAGTGGGTAGAAGAGATGGGCGATGGCGGTTGGATCAATGTAACCCTCGCAATGAGTATCGATAAACGCAATAGCGAGGGTTACATTGATCCAACCGCCTACGAAGCCCTGTCGCTGATAGAGAAAGAGGAACGCGCACTCCGCGCTTTCCGGCCAATCGTATATATCTGCTCTCCCTATGCAGGAGACATCGAAAAGAACGTAAAGGCAGCACGCGGTTACAGCCGGTTTGCAGTAGATAAGGGATTCATCCCGGTCGCGCCGCATCTGCTGTTTCCGCAGTTCATGAACGACACCGACCCGCAGGAGCGGGAGCTGGGGCTGTTCTTCGGGAACGCCCTCATGGGCAAATGCTCCGAGATATGGGTGTTCGGCAGCAACATCTCCGCAGGCATGCAAGCGGAGATCAAAAGGGCCAGGTGGAAGAACTACCGCCTGCGCTACTTCACAGAAGATTTGGAGGAGGTCCGCGAATGAACGCAATTACAGCTATACCGACAGAGTATAAAGGCTACCGCTTCCGCTCAAGGCTGGAAGCAAGATGGGCGGTTTTCTTTGACGCCTGCGGAGTGAAATGGGAATATGAGCCGGAGGGATTCGCGCTCCCGAACGGTCAGTTCTATCTCCCGGATTTTCTGCTCCACGGCTGTGATGGAAGAAGCCCAAAGATCTTTATGTCGAGGTCAAAGGCAAAATGACGGAATCGGACGCGGAGAAGATTCGGCAGTTTAGCGGAATCAGTAACCATGATTCGCTTGAAATCAAGAACCCTATCCTCGTTGTAGCCGGGATTCCCGACGGAAACGATATTACTGATATTGAAGAGTTCTGTCAGGAATTGGGCTATCATGGATTTCCAGGTATCAAGCACGGGCCGTACCCGTTCAACTTTGAAACGATAGACGGCGACTACTTTGTAGCGCACCCCGGTATTAACAAAAAAGGTCGATTCGAGCTGTTCGGTGATGACGGCAATTATACTTATGACCGTGATGACGCAGCGACCCTTCACGCCTTTAAGCTGGCAAGGCAGGCACGGTTTGAACACGGCGAAACGCCACATTTCGCAGACAGGAGGAGGTAATTGTTATGCGTGAATTAAAGATAGCCCTCGGAAACTCCCGGCAGGCTAAGTTCTGGTCAAACAAGACCATGCCCTTTGAGGATATATGCGAACGGCTGAAAACGCCGATACGCACGACTGAAACAGTGGAGGAATATGCCAAGCTCCCGAAGCCCAAGCGCGATGAGATAAAAGACAAAGGCGGCTTCGTCGGCGGGCATTTGCGAGACAACCTCCGCAAGGTTGGAAACGTGGCTTGCCGCTCCATGTGGACGCCCGACCTCGACAATGCAACACCAGATTTTGTTGCGGCGCTGGAGGCAAAGCTGGCCTTCAAGTGCGCGGTGTACTCCACGCACAGCCATACGCCGGAAGCGCCCCGTCTCCGTATTGTGGCTCCATTTTCGCGTGATGTTTCCGCAGATGAGTTCGTTGCGATTTCTCGCTATATGGCCGCCAACATCGGCATCGACATGTTTGACGAGTGCTCCTTTATCCCGAACCAACTTATGTACTGGCCGACCTGCCCGACCAACGGAGAATACCTCTGTGAATTTTTCGACGGCGAACTGCTCGACCCGGATGCAATTCTGGAGGCACATCCAAACTGGCGGGATTGTTCTTTGCTGCCTACTACATCGAGAGAAAGCAGGGTTAGCAAGCCAAGTCAGCAAAAACAGGAGGACCCGCTTGCAAAAACTGGTGTGGTTGGAGCTTTCTGCCGCGCCTACAGTATCACCGCCGTCATCGATACGTTCCTCACTGACATCTATGCGCCGTCCGTTACGGAAGGCCGCTACGATTACATTCCGGGTGAAAGCAGCGCTGGTGTCGTGATCTATGATGACAAATTTGCTTACAGCCATCACGCCACCGACCCAGCCTGCGGCAAACTGCTCAACGCTTTCGACCTCGTCCGCACTCACAAATTCGGCGATGATGATGAGAAAAAGTCCTTCTCCGCCATGATGGATTTTGCGGTCAAAGATGAGCGCGTGAGCGCCCTGCTCCTGCAGGAAAAGCAAGCGGCAGCGGCGGCGGAGTTCGAGGACTGGACCCGGGCGCTCCAGCGCGACCGTGGTGGCGTACTGCAGAACAGCCTGCACAACATCACACTTATCATGGAAAACGACGACAACCTCAAAGGCATCTGCTTCAATCAACTGGCGGACGGCATGGAGATCAAAGGCGAGGTGCCGTGGCAACACCCGGCGAGGTTCTGGCGAGACGCGGACGACGCGCAGCTCATCTGCTACGTGGACGCCAACTATGGCACATTCTCGGCACGCAATTATCAGATCGCTGTTTCCAAGGTTGCTGATGACCGCTCCTATCACCCAATCCGCGAGTATCTCGCTTCGCTGCCGCCGTGGGACGGTATAAAGCGCGCCGAAACCATCCTCATCGATTATCTCGGCGCTGATGACAACAACTATGTCCGGGCTGTAACAAGAAAAACCCTCTGCGGTGCCGTTAGCCGGGTACAACACCCAGGCATCAAATTCGACTACATTCCCGTGCTGAACGGTCCGCAGGGCATCGGTAAATCAACGCTCATAGCCAAGCTCGGCGGCGAATGGTATTCGGACAGTGTGTCCCTCACGGATATGAATGACAAGACTGCCGCTGAAAAACTGCAGGGTTATTGGATTCTTGAGATCGGCGAACTGGCGGGTATGAAAAAGGCCGACATCGACAAGGTCAAGGCGTTCATTTCCCGGCAGGACGACAAGTACCGCGCATCCTTCGGCCGCCGCGTCACGCCGCATCTGCGGCAGTGTGTCATTTTCGGCACGACCAACTCGCAGAACGGCTATCTGCGCGACATCACCGGCAACCGCCGCTTCTGGACGGTCAAGACTCCCGGAACGGGCAGAATGAAGCCGTGGCAACTCACCAAAGAGGATGTGGAGCAGATATGGGCGGAGGTGCTGGTTCTCGTCGATGACGGTGAAAAACTCTATCTTGACAGCGACCTTGAAGCCTGCTCTCAGGTTGAACAGGCGTCCGCGATGGAACAGGACGACCGCGAAGGGCTGGTCAGCGCCTATCTAAATTTGCCCCTGCCGGAGAATTGGGACCGCATGGACGTTTACGCGCGACAGGAATATGTCAGCGATCCTGACAGCCCAACTCAGCCGGAAGGCACCGTGGCCCGTACCAGCGTCAGCAATCTGGAGATTTGGTGCGAATGCTTTGGTAAACGCAAGGAGGATATCAAGCCATCCGACTCCTACGCAATCGCCGCGATCATGCTGCGCATCGAGGGCTGGCGGAAAAGCAACGAGCGCGAAACACAGCCCATCTACGGCAGGCAGCGTTTGTATAAGCGCGAATGAGCGTAGTGGCGGACAACCTCGCGGGACAAGTGGTAAAGGTTGTCCCTGTCCCGGAGGCTGTCCATTGTTCAAAGGCCAAGAAATCAAAGAAAAACGGCAATTTTCGGACAGGTGGATAACATTTTCTATATAGCACAAAAACACATGAAAATTATTAGGTAAAGGTGTCCTGTCCGTGCGTATTACGCGCGTATAGGAAAAAGTGGGCCACCTGTCCAAGGGAGGATATCATATGAGAGAAAAACAAACCGAGCAAAAACTCTCAGATGCCGTAAAAAACATGGGAGGCATCGCGCCGAAGCTCGTATGCCCAGGCATTGACGGGATGCCGGATCGCATCGTCCTTCTACCGGGTGGCCATATGGCCTTCGTGGAGGTCAAGGCTCCCGGCAAGGTGCCGCGCCCTTTGCAGGAAGCCAGACACCGGATGCTGCAAAAGCTGGGCTACAAAGTTTATGTGTTGGACGATGCCAGTCAGATCGGAGGGATTCTTGATGAAATACGAGCCACATAACTACCAGAACTACGCCATCGACTACATCGTGACGCACCCCATCGCGGCAGTCCTGCTTGATATGGGTTTAGGAAAAACGAGCATCACGCTGACCGCCATTCTGGACCTGCTGTTTGACAGCTTCGTGGCTCACCGTGTTCTGGTCATCGCGCCTCTGCGTGTGGCCCGAGATACCTGGCCGGCAGAAATCCAAAAATGGGACCATCTGTCGCTGTTGACTTACACAGTGGCGGTTGGAAACGAGGCAGAACGCAAAGCGGCACTCCTGCAGCAGACGGACATTTGCATTATCAACAGAGAGAACGTCCAGTGGCTCATCGAAGACAGCGGTGTCCCGTTCGACTTCGATACCGTGGTAGTCGATGAGCTGTCGTCCTTCAAAAGCTATCAGGCAAAACGCTTCCGGGCGTTAATGAAGGTCCGCCCCAAGGTTAAGCGCATTGTTGGGTTGACGGGAACGCCCAGCAGCAACGGGTTGATGGATTTATGGGCAGAATTCCGGCTTCTGGATATGGGTCAGCGACTCGGCCGCTTTATTGGGCAGTATCGCACCAACTACTTCATGCCGGACAAGAGGAACGGCCAGATCATCTACTCCTATAAACCGCTGCCCGGCGCGGAAAAGTCCATCTACAGCAAAATTGCAGATATCACGATCAGCATGAAGTCCACAGACCACCTGCAGATGCCGGAGCTCGTCAGCAGCGAATACGAAGTGCAGCTTACCGAGGAAGAACAGGAACGCTACGACGTTTTGAAAGACAACCTCGTACTGCAACTCCCGGACGGCGATATCACCGTGGCCAATGCCGCCGCCTTGTCAAACAAGCTCTCACAGATGGCCAACGGCGCAGTCTATGACGATGTCGGCGGCATAGTCCATATTCACGACCGCAAACTGGATGCGCTGGAGGATTTGATTGAGGCGGCAAACGGCAAGCCGGTGCTGGTGGCCTACTGGTTCAAGCATGACCTTGCCAGAATCTCCGAGCGGCTGCACAAGCTCCATATCCCGTTCTCCCAGCTTGACACACCGGAGAGTATTCGCAGGTGGAACGCTGGCGAACTGCCAGTGGCGCTGGTACATCCCGCCTCTGCCGGACACGGGCTCAATCTGCAAAGCGGCGGCTCCACACTCATCTGGTTCGGGCTGACCTGGTCGCTGGAACTCTACCAGCAAACCAACGCCCGACTGTGGAGACAGGGCCAAACGGCAGACACCGTTGTTGTGCAGCACATCGTCACCAAAGGCACCATCGACGAGCGCATCCTAAAAGCCCTCTCGCAAAAGGACAGCACACAGGCGGCTCTCATCAACGCCGTAAAAGCGGACCTGCAAATCTAAGACAATCTATGACAATCCGTGCCAATCCGAGGGAACAAAAAATAATCGGAGGTACGAGCATGAACACACCCTATGAAAATTTGGCGAACGCGATAATTGTACAGGCCGCGAATGACTACCGCGCCGCGCTGCGCACGCTGGAGCGAAATCCAAAATACACCCCGGCGCTGCAGGACAAGTCGGAGGTGGAACGGTTCTTCCGCTCCGAATGGTACAATCAGCTGACCTCCGTCGACGGAGAAACGCTGCTTCGGATGCTGCGCGAGGAGGTGGCGTGAGATGGAGGCGAAAGAGTATCTGTCCCAGGCGTTCCGCTTGGATAACCGCATCAACAGCAAGATCGACCAAATCGCTTTGCTGAACGACCTCGCCACCAAGTGTACCTCACGCCTAACCGGGATGCCCCACAATCCCAGCCCCGGCAATTCCCAGATGGCGGACGCCATTGCGAAGATCGTTGACCTGGAAGCGGAGATCAACCGCGACATTGACGCTCTGGTGGATATCAAGTGCGACCTTGTGAAGACCATCAAAGCCGTGAATGATATAGACTGTCAGCTTCTGCTGGAAGAACGCTACCTCTGCTATAAGTCCTGGGAAAAGATTGCCGTGGAGATGGATTTCCGGGTGCGCCACGTTTATGAGGTACACAACGACGCTTTGAAAAAAGTAGAGAAAATCCTGTCCGCGCAGTAAAACGCACTGTTTCGCACAGGGCGAATGCGGTATCATTACAATAGGAAAACTGAATCCGGAGAGCCTCGCGGGAACAATCTCGTGGGGCTTTCTTTATGCCCGGAAAGGAGGCAGCCATGTGCCGCACAAACCTTTAACACCCTGCCGCTATCCCGGCTGCCCGAAGCTGGTACCCGGCCGCTACTGCGAGGAGCATCAGAAGCTCATTGACAAGCAGTACGAACAGTACGACCGCGATCCTGTAGAGAAGAAACGGTACGGCCGTGCGTGGAAGCGCATCCGTGACAGATACATCGCCGCCCACCCTCTCTGCGAGGAGTGCCTGAAGCGCGGCGTCTATGCCCCTGCAACCGAAGTCCATCACAGACTTCCGCTCTCTCGCGGCGGCACGCATGTCGACTCCAATCTTGAGGCGCTCTGCACACCGTGCCACTCGAAGATCACTGCCGAGATGGGCGACCGCTGGCACGATCGTTAAGGATGGGAACAAAATGCAGTTCCGCGAGGTCTGTATCACATTTTGCTACAGACCAAAACAAATACAAAAATCACGAAAACATAATCACTTCGCGCTTGACCGGTAGGGGTGATTTGAATCTCTGCGCACATATCGCCGGGGAACGGGCGTGGGGTCATCTTCGTTCGTGCGCGATATCAAACACGGTATTGACCCCGCCGAAGAAGGAGGAATCGCAGTATGGCCAAGGACGGTACGAACCGTGGCGGCGTAAGAGCCGGTGCCGGTGCAAAACGGAAGCCGCTGGCAGATAAAATTGCGGACGGCAATCCAGGAAAGCACCCTCTCACCGTTATGGAATTCAAAAATGCTCCGGACTTGCGCGGTCAGGACATGCCGGAGCCAAAAGAAATGCTCTCGGCGGTTCAGAAAGACGGCAAGGCACTGCCTGCCGCCGACATTTACAAATCCGTTTGGCGGTGGCTTGCTGACCGTGGCTGTGCTCACCTTGTTCCTCCGGATACCATCGAACGGTACGCAATGAGCGCCGCCCGCTGGATTCAGTGCGAGGAGGCCATCACGGAATACGGCTTTCTCGCAAAGCACCCGACCACCGGCAACGCGATCGCCTCTCCCTATGTCACGATGGCAAACAACTTCAAGTGCCAGACCCGCGCAGACTGGGCTGAGATTTTTCAGATCGTAAAGGAAAACTGCGCTGCCGGTTACAGCGGCGACAATCCGCAGGACGATCTGATGGAGCGCCTGCTGACGGCGCGGAAAGGAAAATAATCTATGGCGAATACAGAACGCTTTGAAAAAGTGGATATAGGCAAGCTAATACCCTACGCCAGAAATGCGCGGACGCACAACAAGGAGCAGATCGTGCAGCTACGTGCCAGTCTCCGGGAGTTTGGTTTTGTCTCTCCCGTGATCATCGACAGCGATTACAACATCATCGCCGGGCACGGCCGTGTGGCCGCCGCCAAGGAAGAAGGCTATACCACCGTTCCCTGCGTGTTTGCGGAGAATCTGACCGAAGCGCAGAAACGCGCTTATATCCTCGCGGACAATCGTCTCGCCATGAACGCAGGCTGGGACGATGAAATGCTCGCAGTCGAGCTGTCCGATCTGCAGGCCGATGCCTTCGACATCTCTCTGCTCGGCTTTACAGCGGCTGAACTCAACAAGCTGTCCGGCGCGGCTGAGAATGTCCATGAGGACGACTTCGACGTTGACGAGGAACTAAAGAAGCCCGCCATCACGAAGCTCGGTGACCTGTGGCTACTAGGAAATCACCGTCTTGTCTGCGGCGACAGTACGAAGCCGGAAACCTTCGATCTGCTGATGGATAGTAAGTTGGCGAACCTCACAGTGACGGACCCGCCATACAATGTGAACTACGAAAGCAGCGCCGGGAAGATCCAGAATGACAACATGGCAGACGATAAGTTCTATCAGTTTCTGTTTGATGCCTTCTCCAATACACAAAAGGCAATGGCGCAAGACGCCTCGATCTATGTATTTCATGCCGACACCGAAGGGCTGAACTTCCGCAGGGCCTTCTCGGATGCCGGTTTTTATTTGTCCGGCACCTGCATCTGGAAGAAGCAGTCTCTGGTGCTCGGCCGCTCGCCGTATCAGTGGCAGCATGAGCCGATCCTGTTCGGCTGGAAGAAAGCCGGAAAGCACGAGTGGTACTCCGACCGGAAGCAGTCCACCATCTGGGAATTCGACAAGCCGAAGAAGAATACCGACCACCCGACCATGAAGCCGGTGGCCATGCTGGCCTATGCGATTCTCAACTCCAGCATGTCGAACTGCATCGTGCTCGACCCCTTCGGCGGCAGTGGTTCCACGCTCATCGCATGTGAACAGACTGGCCGCATCTGCGACACCATCGAGCTCGACGAGAAATACTGTGATGTCATTGTTAAACGGTATATCGAGCAGGTCGGGTCGACGGATGGTGTGTACCTCATCCGCGATGGTAGGCCACGGGCATATTCCGAGCTTGCCATGGAAGATGTCGCGTCATAATCTACATAATAATCCGTCCACAGTTTGTCGAATAATCACCATGCAAATGTCTTGCTATTTCACAGCTTCAGAGTGATATATGTGACTACCAAAACGACGAAAGGTGGTCAAGTCCCATGAAAATCAACTACAACGTAACAGGCTCAGAACGCAAGCGGCTGGTAGGCGCTATCAGCAAGATCACGGGGGTCAAGTCCAAGTACCTGGGCATGCCTTCCATGGCCTACGAAATCGGTGACATCACGGTCGACAAGGAAGGCATTCTCATCTGCGAGGATGACACCGAGGCCGAGCGCATCGCCCACACCCTGATCGCGGACGGCTTCACCGCTGCCGAGAACCAAGAGCCTGCAACCGAAGAAGCCGCCCCCACCGAGGAAGTCGATGCGCCGGATAGCCTCACCATTTCGATGCCGAAGGACGGCTTCACCGACGAGGCCATTGTCAATCTGAACCATCTGGTTGAGAGCAAGGCGACCCTCATCAAAAAGGCGCTGGGTGCGGAGAACCTGACAATCACAGTTGAGGACGACAAGATTTCCTTCCCGTGGTTCGCGGGTTTCCCAACGCCAGAGGAGACCAGTGCCTACGCCAAATTCATCGGTAAGCTCTGCGGCATGGCCAAAACCCAGAAGCATGTCACGGCGAAGGACAAGGCGGTCGAC